GCGACAATTAGTCAGCTCAACTTAAAATTTGACGACAAGATTAAAAACCCTTCACACCCGTCTTAACGAATGTGGAGGTAAAATTCCTCTTGTACCTACTAAAAGTAGACAAACATAAGTCGAGACGATGTAAATAAAACTATACTCGCCGCCTGAGTATAGAGTTGCAGCAACGTTAAGGTTGTACTGAATATGGAAGGGTATACCTGTACAATGAAGGTACATTATTGAAATAATGTAGCGTAAAGTCAGGACCAGCCATATAGTACAAGTCGAGCGATGTCGACAATTCAATGTTGTTATTCTGCGCCAAATTCGGTTTAGTTGTGACAGTGATCTGAACAACATCAGACCTTTCTTCTACTGGTTTTGAAACTTCAGTAGCGTTGGAATATGTTACATAATTTGTAGCACTTGTAAACCGATTAGGTGAGTAGTATGGGAACAGAGCTGAGATACCAGCTTGGGTAAGTTGATTTGTGATAACACGACCAGCATTACCATTAATTTGTCTGGTTTTTCTCAATTTCGTGAACGATCCAAGTGATGAAGGAGCGAATGTTGAAACTGTTCGTGGATTGGACCACCCTTTCAAATTCACATCAAATGAATCAGAAAAGGAACCTGTGCGCCCTAACTGAACATCAGCTATTGCCAAGGGTGCATTAGTGTTGATTGTATAAACAATCGACCCTCTTGCACCAACAAAACACATAGCTGTATGAGAAAGAGCGCTATTGGTAACCTCGTTCGCCGCAAATGTAGCAGTTGGTGTGAGATTACCAGGAACATAGTTAAATGCTCCATAGTTATTCGTCACATAACCGAATGGTTGAGGGTAACGAGGAAAGGTCCAATTATTAACGGTGAGTCCAGCAGAGTTTCCATCATTTCCTTGCTTACATACTAGCGTTAAGTAGTAATTTTTGCGTCGGAAAAGCTGACGTAAACTCTTAAAAGACTCACCGAAATGAATTAAATTCAAATCCTCAGCATGACGCTCAGTGGGCGCCAATATGATACTCTCTTTCTTATCAGGCTCATCAGATTGAACATCTGCTTGCTCCTTAAGATAAGTATAATTGAGAGGTGCATCAGTGGGATTTGCATATTCAAAATCTTTACCTGCCTTAGCAAAGACCATGATTTGAACATCGGCACTTGAAACCGGAGACGTTTGAACAGTAAAAACTGAAATATTCAGCGTTCCGTTAGTGAAGATGTCTGAAGAAAATGGTAGTGCAGGCAAAGCACCCCCTGAATTCATCCACTCTGTCAAATCAGGATAACCTGACATTGTTTGTTTGTAAGAACGGGCTTGCATCCAGGGGATCTCCATCTCAATCTCACTGACTTCCGAAATATCAACAATTTTTGTAAAACTTGTTGTGATCGGATCCGCACTAGTGGTGAGAGATAGATCTGCATTCGGATCGTATGAAATACGAATGCGTCCTCTGTGGAATTTGGAAGCGATGATTCTAATTTTAAAAACTATAGAACCTCGCCAATTCAAAAATAATTTTCCGAAATGACACAAAGGTGTTGATTGCCGTGTGGAGGAATCCACACGAACAAGATCTGGGATAACATATGTATTGAACAAATGAGATCCAGCAGCAGCAGAGGCTGTCCAAGTTGTGGTATAAATCCATGATTCTCGACTGAGAATATGACTCAATTCGAGCTCGTCAACGGGTTCCAATCCAACAATACGAGGATCAACACTCAGCTGATTTTTATCATCCAATCCCAGAACTTCATATGGTGTACTAATATTAGTACTAGCCATTCCATGAAAAGCACTAGGATGAACTGGGCGTTCCGCTTCCGTATTTGGTACATTCGTGTATCCAAAAATACGAGCAACTTTACCCACTTTGGACGCAACCATTTCTGTTGCCAAAGCAAATGGCGCTATAGATGGGATGCTAGCCAAAGCGGAAGCTGCTTTTGCCACTGCAGAAGCGGGACCTGAAACGGGTCCCATATCTGAGTACTCAGACTGCGCAGCCAAGCGGAGCGTAGGCGCTGAAAGCTCAACATTTTCACACCACGCAAAAACTTGAATGGTGACATTCGCTGAAGTCACGCTATTAGCGTTATCAAGAGGTACAAAAGAAGCTATTTCGAGAGTACCCATATTTTGAAAATCCTCCAGTTGTGTATTGTTAAGCCAATTCTTGTGCCAAAAGAATGGAAGGGTCATTTCTCCACCCTGATTATCTTGAGGGTAGATATAAAAACCTTTCCGTTGAGAAAAAGGTACTAACCACTTCCTTTGAGAGTCCTTCACAATATTCTCATTATACATGAGCCCTAGTAAAGGAGCATAGGATGCACGGGCAGCACCATAGAAAAATGGAGAAGCGTTAATAACGACTTTTATCTTAAGTGTACCACGAAAAAGACCAAAGTTGTTAAGCTTATCCTGAATTTGAGATTGTTGAGCCCACAAAGCCCAAGGCTTAATACTGTTGCTGAAGTGAGTACCTTCAGCCCAAGTATAGGAATGAATCAGGACTGGTCTTTTCAAGTAGCTTGAAAAGTCTCCTGATGTAATAGCACCATCTTCACGACTTGGATCTGTGTAAGTTGCAATGTCAACCGAATCTCCCTTATTAGCATCGCTAAATAATAGAGTTTCTTGCATATCCATTTGTTCGTTAAGATGTAGGATCGCATTATCCTGCAAAAGATAATGGTCGCATTGGTCGCGACATACCTCCCCATTCTCGATTGGGGTCGTCGATTCTCCATTCCGCGCTGGAGACAAGCTCAAATTATTGTTGAAACTTCGATTCAAATTTAATTCAACACGATTGAAGGAAACCGTGTCAAACGAGTCGATAAGTTGATTATCTGATTGTACTTGGCACAACCAGCAAATATACATGTCACTATTTAATCGACATTGTAACATGCATTTCAATTTCCGCAATTTCCGTTTAATTCTATGGCTTAAACGGAAAACGTCACTAGGATCATAGGTTCTTTCAATAGGGATACCCATTCTAATACGTTCTGCATTTAAACGTATCTGATCCTTAAAATCGCATTGCTCATCTAGTTGTAAGTACTCTTCTTCTTCTGAAACATTTTGAAAGATATGAACGATATCTTTTCCTTGATATTCTTGAAGTAGTACCTCATAAGGCATAAACCATGCATCCTTGAAATAAAATCTGAGATTGCACTCATCTTTTGCTTCAAATACCAAATCACGAAACCAATTGTATTTCTCCTTCCCATGGAAGAAATATTCTCTTAAAGCAGAATTCATAATAGAAACAGCTTGTTCTTCTTTGGTCACAGATTTGGAACGTAAACCTATGAGTAAACTTTTTGAGATACTTTTTTCACTCAATGCTCCAACATAGCGGCCTAATTCTTCACTAAAGACAAACTTCCTCTTCAAAAAGTCCACCTTAGTTATATCGGTATATATATAACTTTCAGCATTCTTATCCGCAGGAGTTATCTTTACACCAAATGAAGCTAGACTCTGCTGAAGCGATGTGAAATTAAATTCGGAATAATCCTTTACAGACAGAATAAAATCATCACCGTAACTAACCATTAGAATACGATCATGAAACTTCTCCATATTAGGATCATCTCCAGCGATTCGCCGGTAAGCCATTCTCATATACATACTATTAACAAAGGAGTTAATAATGACGGTGAGAACTTGGCCGCTTACATGATTACGTAAAAAGGATACCAATGTCCCATTGTAATCAATGAATGCGAATGCTACATCACATGCAATAGTGTTCAAAAGCAAACTGATTTTTGGTACGTCATCTTGTGTGATTTTCCCGGTGTCAAGCATACACTGGATGATTAACCAATTGTAACCACAAAAGGCTTCATAGATAACTATGCTCTCCATTAACTTATCAAATTCCGAGTGATCACCATCAATCAATAGTGAACTGAAATCAATAAGTTTGTGGGCTAGTTTATCCCATTGAACACTATGGGCATTGATACCAACAGCGGTTTCAAAATCCAATGGATTCCGTTGGATGACTCTTATGAGACTACCATAAAATTGTTTCATAACTCCATTAAACGGAGTGTAAGATCCCATAAAAATACGAATCTTACCTATGTCAACCTTAGCGGCATCTCTAGCTTCATCCTTAGCACTAGCAGAGCAAATTGCATTCGATCGAATACCTTGCTCCAATAGTCCTCTAATACGATCCATCTCAATCTTAACCTCTTCAGGTAACTGCCATTTATTTCCAACCTGTTTGAAAACAGTTGTTTTGGGTTTCTTTATGGGAAAACCCAGGCTTGTTCTCATATCCATGCAATTAACATAGTTAATTCCATCAGCCCCAAGAACAGCAGTTTCAGGATCATAAAACTCAATGAGTTCTTTCTCCTCATAACTCATTTTGTTATAAAAATCTCGTGCCACTGATTGAGCAACAAATTCAGCTTCTGCATTTGAAACTAATAATTCATCTTTCATCATAGCATCAAGACCTTTATGCCACAACTTGTTATTAAACACTGGGGCAATATTATCTGTGTGAAAACCTTTCTTCTCGAAAAAATCACGAATAACAGTTGATTCCACAGCAGATTTCATCTTGGATGGTCCTGTACCAAGTGACCCATAAACTTCTCCTAAACCAGATTCCCGAAAATTAAAGGGATCCTTTGGTCTAAGTGAGAAGTCCAGGGTAACTGGTTCAACATTCATTTGTTCTTCTTGACGCTCACCTAGGTCAAATTTTCCGACTTCAATAAATTGTAAGTCTGACAATATCTCCTGAGTGAGCATACTCGATCCCGCTATGTTATTCGAACCACCAAGGGAATGAATTCCGAAAATTGAGTAACCAATTGGAGTATCAACAACCAATAACGAGCCACAATGACCGTCAACTGTATTGTTGTCAACATATCCTTTGGCCAACATGTAATCACGAATTACTCCTTTACTGTAATTTTGTCGTAAAGCACAGTCCAGGTTTTTAACTGGAATATACTCAATGTTACCTTCCTTATTACGATGAATCAGCGTCCCGTTAAAACGACCCGCTGGAATATCTTTTGGAAAATATTTATTTAAAGTAGGAAATATTCCGAAGTTACCAATTTTCAGAATAGTCACGTCATAATATTCCTTAATTATGGAGTTCTTATGAATGACTATTTTTGTATTCTTACCTATCTGTGTAGCCTTTGAATAAAAGACAAATTCAGCTACAAACGAATTAGGTAAGTTACGCAATGCGTGAGTATTTATTATCATGTTCATACCACCGATAAACACAGCATTTGTGTTAATTCTAATCTCAGTGTTAGGAACTGATAATGTAACGTTCACTACGTTCTTGGAAAATTGGAAAAGAACCTCCTCTTTTGAACGAGCTTTTGTTGAAACCACTTGGGGTAAGAAATTTAATTTATTAAAATTAGGAATTTCATTAACCCATTTAGCAGCTTCTTTCTCATCCTTAGGTTGAGGCTTAACAAATTTAAATTGCTCATACAATGTTGAAATCATGAGCTTTGCGGAGCATACTCCGGCTAACAAAATAGCCACAGGTACCAAAACCTGTTTGGACAATGCTGTGCGCAAGACTTTTCGCCCAATATTAGTGATGCGATCTCGCGTAATAATTATATTCTCAACACAATTATCTATTGTATCATTGATTGCAATTGCTTTTTGAGCAATAGGTCGATGAGCTTCGATTAATTGTGTGAGTGATTCCTTATTGTTTTTGAGCTCCTCGTACAATGCGAGTATACTTTCCTTTTTCCATAAAGCTGTACACAAACCCATGGATGTTAAAACAAACATGGCTAATGCCAAAACATCAGCTAATGATTGTTCGTTCATCGAGCATTGACTACAATTGTTAATTGGTAAAAAATGTTCACAGAATGTGGCATTTTTATAATTATCAACTTGTTGTGCGATCATAGTCTGATTACTACGATGGGTTTTTGCAGCTTTAACATACCAAAGAAGGAATTCCTCTAGAGATGCGTTCTCATAGATTATTTCCTCATCAGCACCACGGTTGACAGCACCACTAGAATCCCTCAATGGTACAGGTTTAATTTCCTCAACTTTAAATGTCCACAAGTCAGGAAATTGATTTGGAGCAAGAGATGGTACTTTATTAGCATCAAGTGCGTTTTTCTCTGGAGATTTTCTGTATTCAGGTTTCACAAAAGGTGTAATTCTGAATGGAAATCGCCTACGAGCTGCACTAGGCAAAGTAAACATCTTTTCTGCATTCAAAGTTGGGGCGTTAGTTGTACCAATAACAAGGTCTGGTCTAATAGCCTGTTTCCCTTTATCATTAAGATCAGCCATATTTGCTGTGACTGGGACAGGATTACAGATTATAAAGACCTCACTCATAGATTTATCACCAGTGGGGCATTTTTCTGGTAGCATAGCACCAATATCATCAAGAGCTATGCACCATTTGTAACTTTTGAAACCGGACCAAAAATCATCAGCAAAGTTTCGATTATAAAAGTAATCTTCATCCATAGGTTTGTTAAAAGCTTTTCCAAACACAACGAATAAAATCTTCATAATCGTTGATTTACCGATGCTAGAATCCCCGGATAACAAAATTGAAAATGGCATCTGGCGAGCTTTTCCAACTAATTCTGTGGTGAGGAAATCACCTAAAATAACACGCATCTTACCGACCAAAGCATTAAGCTCACGTCGTTCTTTGTTAGATGTAGCATATTTTACGTACTCTTCACCACGAGCTATACAGCTCTCTAGTAAAGCATGAAATTCCTGAACACTGAATGGTCTTACTTCAATAGCATGACTGAGCATCCTATTCCATTCATCTATCTTGGCGCAATCGTCGAACCACAACCCATAAGCATCTGCTGTATGAAGTAATGGTCCCAAACTGCGACTCTCGATGCAAACAGCCATCCGTGAGAACACGAATTCAATGACATCGAGAATAGAATATATGAATGATGAAATTTGTCTAGGTTTCTTAACAACTTTGAACTCATTATAAATGAGCTCAGCGCTAGAGGCCGATAGTCCAAAGTATTCGATCACACCAAAAGACATACAATAAGACACAAACTCTCGTATTTTCTTTACAAATGGAGAATCATTAAATCGATCCCAATTGTGAAGCATACTACGAAGATCAGTATCTGTCTGCTCATTCAACTGTCCTTCACTATGTATATCTTTGGTGTAAAGCTCCCATAGTTCTCCAACCATGGTAGCTACATTTTCTTGCACTAATTCAGTCAAAGATTTATCAATTAACGCACTTGCAGATAGTAAGATCGTAGTACAAAACTGTAACTTACTTCTACATTGTGATAATGATATAAGACTGAGCAAGAATAACTCAATCTTTTTAACTGGTAGAGATCCTGATAGATCTCTAATTGAATTGAAAAAACTCATAACGGGTTCAAGTAAATCTAACGGCTGTTGAGATTGTTCACTAAGCGAGTAAATTGATCTCAACTTGTTGATTTTCTTTTGCAAGCGAGCCCGAATAGAGTTCCGCAATTCAATTTTAAATTCATCTGGATAAGATCTGTAAGATGATAATAGTTGTAAATATGTCATCTTATTAACATCCATCCAGGAACCAAAGAAGAAGTCAGAAAAAGGAAATTTTGGTTTAATTCCTTTCCCGAAATCATCACAACATCTGTCCCTAAGAATCAGGAATTCCTGATTAACATGGGAAATAGTATTGATAAAAGCGAGTTTATCAATAATGTACGGTGATTGAATTTTAAAATCATCATGGAAACCATAATGATAAAATTTATCACCCAAACACATTTTGGCTACATTAAGTTGTATATCAATTGGTAATTTGCTAAACATTAGTTACGGACAACTTATACTTGTTCCTCCAGCTGGGTGTCTTTAAGCATTAACACCTTCCACCATGTCATGAATTTGGCACTTCGCGTGTATTCAACAAATTCAAATCCTAGTTTATTAATTTTAGTATTATACTCAGAGGCTATAGTGATCTTGTCAGAGCTTTAGCTCCTTTCCACGGTTCATCGAGATTCACAGTTCGTCGTGTTTCTCTCCCTGCGCCACTAAAAGCATGTTATAATATCTAAATTAGAAATAAACATCAGAAGGCAGTCAAACAAGCATATACTTAGGGTATAAACCATACATTTATTTCACTAATCTTGTTCAGTACAAGGACATTATGTACCGGATTAGTCTCGCAAAAGTATTAATAAAGCGATGAGATAAAGCCTAAAGCAGTTGTTCGTAATAGTCTAATGACTAGTGTGGTCAAACTTGTCTTGGGTTCAGAAGCGACCAAATCTGAACTTGCATTGAACAATGACGGTTCAAACGACGATCTTTGATTACAGTGAAAGATCAATCACTTTAGAATATCACATAAGTGTCATCAACACTCATTACCAATCTTGACTTCGGTATGAGGGCATATTCTGTGATGATGTATTATCGTTTAATAAGAAAACACTGTCAAGAAGTGGGTGCTTAGCACCAGTACTCGATTCAACGAGTGATTGAACATCGTAATGGGGGTACCATTCGATGTCTCAAAAGGGGTTAGGTATTATATTATTTAATTTGCTCCCTCCTCAGGGAGCAAATTGCCGTTTAAAACTAACAACATATAATAAAACTTATAGAAATGGCAGGATACGTAATCCTACAAAATATATAAGTTTGAAAAGTATCCTGTCGTTTAAAACGGCTAATAGCGCAACAAAAAGGGCGCAACTCCAGTACCCAAATAAGTACTAAATGGCGGGGTGTTAAA